ACTCCTCTAACTTCAGATCAACCAGAAAAACAGCATAAACCAAAAATCATATCATGAAAAAAAGAAAAGTTACAAGAAATTCCGGGTACAAAAAATTACAGTGTAAATATTGCGATCGAATATGTGAACGAGTAGATATGAATGCTACTGCAGTTACTTGTTGGAAATGTACTAACGACCTAGTTAACGGTAAGATATTGGAATTACGAAAATAATTTAATATTATAATATTATGTTAGAAGCAAATCAAATAAAAGAAAATTGGGAAAACTTTCGAGAAGAAATCGATTTACAGTTTCCTACAAGAGCTAAACAGATTAACAAAATGTATGATGACTTTGAAGAACGCATTGCAATGATGCCAGCATCTTCAATAGCACATTATCACAATGCATTCGCAGGTGGTTACATAGACCATGTACTTCGTGTAATGAATTGCACTCATGAATTATATAATTTATGGAAGAAATGTGGTGCTGATATGTCAGGGTATACATTAGAAGAATTAATGTTTGCAGCAATGCATCATGACTTAGGTAAAATAGGATTTCCAGGAGATGGTAATGAAGTTTATCAAGTAGAGACTTCGGATTGGCATAGAAAGAATATGGGTCGAATGTATAAACATAACGAAAATATTCCTTTCTCAATGGTACCAGATCTTTCTATTTGGTTGCTACAAAAATATGATATATCGATGTCATGGAATGAATATCAAGCTATCAAGATTCACGACGGAATGTATGATGATTCTAATAAACCTTATTTTGTTGCAAGAAGTGCTCAAGCTAAATTGAAAACTAATATGGCTGTTATTTTACATCACGGCGATCATATGGCGGCACAAATAGAATATGAACAATGGAAAAACCATAAAGCAGGTTCTCCTGCTAAAGTGTCAGAAAAAAGTAAGGCAACTAAAAGCACAGCTATAAAAAACTTAGCAGAAAATAATCCAGATATGGGTGCTTCTATTGCAGATATTTTCAAGGATATATCATGATATTATTTATTATATTAAGCGTATTATTTTTAGGTACTACTGTATACTTTGCTTATCGAGCTTATGTGTTAGCAGGAGTATTAGCAGACCAAGAAGAATATTATGAAACCGTGTCACAAACAAATGAGTATATGTATATGAGAATCACACAATCTCATGAAGCAATGAAACGCATTGATCGTTTAGGTGCATTTGAGAAAGATGATGAAGCCGGCACAACATTTGAACTATTACAACAAGTAGTTGAAGAACTAAAAGAGGAATTTGATGCCCAGGAAGAGGAAAAAAAGTAATAATTATTACACACGTATTCAAGACGTAGCTATTTGTGCTTATAATAAGTCAGATAAATTAGCACAGCGAGAAAAAATATACAGAAGATTTATATACCCGGCTTTTTTAAAGTTATCTGAAAATTTAATTAATAAAATGAAACCAACGTATATTTTAAACAAGTGTTCATTTCAAGATCTTCAAACAGACTTAGTTACATATTTAACTGCCCGATTAGATAAATTCAAACCAGATGCTGGAAAGTCATATTCATATTATACAAGAACATCATTTAATTATCTTATTGCTGAAAATCAAAAAGCATATGTTAAATTAAAACAAGACAGAGAACCTATTGATTTAGACGAACAACGTAATATTCCAACTGAAATGCATAATAACGATATGCGAGAAGTTGTTAAATATTTCATGGATGAATTTGTTGAACATTGTTATGATAATTTAAATTATATTTTTACGAATCCTACCGATATACATGTAGCTGATTCTGTCTTGCATTTATTTGAACAACGAATCAATATTGAAGAATATAATAAAAAAGCGTTATATATACTTGTACGAGAACGAACCGGTCTTCCTACTACTAATGTAACAAGGGTTGTTAAAACTTTAAAAAATCTTTACGAGAGTAAATTTCAAGAATATGCTAATACTGAATTTATGAATTTGCCTTTTTAATATTTATTATTAAAGGAGTCATGTATGGATAGAAATGAAGAAATATTCAAAGGAACTAGTTTTGCTGACCTTATGCATGATGTCTATCACAACTCTAAAAAGAAAGATAGGCAAATAAATCAACTTATATCTCAATTACAACCATTAATAAGAAATGCTTCGGATGCAACTATTATAGTTCCGTTAATAAAGGAGTACTTAGATGTAGCTGTTAAAAACGATGATCATCTAGTTAAATTAACTGCTATAGTTCAACGTTATATATCTACAAGTCAGACTATATCAGGCGCCGACTCATTATTATCAGAATCAGAAAAACAACAACTTATTGAAATTGCTCAAACTACTTTAACTCATGAATTAGAAGATGAGATAGAAAAAATTGAACAAGAAGATCAAGAAATAAAACAAAAAATAGCAGACGTTAAAACAAAATTGAAGGATAACGACAATGTCGAGTAGCCAAGGATTATTTGATACTATAGTATATGTTGCGGAAGTTAAGAAAAAAACTAGTGACGGAGACACATATAAAAGAAATGAAAATGTTACATATCCACTTGGTAAACGTATTGTTAATGAAGAAACAAATGAAGTAGAAGAAACTATTATTAATAGTTCCGATATGTTATTTGCAATCGACGTTCACTACTCTATGGACGGTCGCCTTACACCTATACAAAACGTAAAACCTTATAATGCTAATATAAAACAAATACCAGTACCAGGAGAATCTGTTTTAATATTTCAATCATTTAATCATGAGTCTAGTGTTAATGAGTCTTATTCGCAATGGTATTATATGGCACCAATGGCTCCTAGTTCTAACATTAACAGTAACATATTACCAACTGTTACAGAAGACATTGAATTAGACGAAAAATTTAAACAAGAAAGTTATAAAGTATCACCACTTCAACCATATCGTGGAGATTTAATGCTAGAAGGCAGATTCGGCAACAGTATACGATTTAGTAATACTATAGATTTTAAACAAGATTATTCTTTGCCAGGAAATTGGAGTGGAAACAAAAATGGAGATCCAATACTTATTCTTTCAAATGGTCGGGAATATAAAGAAGATAAACAATTTGTTACAGAGGACATAGAAAAAGATAAATCTTCTTTGTATTTAACAAGCACTCAAAAAATAAACAATCTTAAATTTACTACAGCACCATTAGGATTTGATACATCTGGTAAATCTAATTTTATTGGCATTGCAGATCAAATTGTATTAAGAGCTAAAGAAGGAAAAACGATTGTCGATTCACAAGACAATATTTTATTGAATACTCCAAAACAAGTTAATATAGGCGGCGATACTAATTTAGCACCATTACCACAAGGTGATGAGTTACAAAGTATATTAATAGATATTGCTTTTGTACTAGCAACGCCGCATAGTGTTCAAGGAGCAATATCAAATACAATTGCACAAGATAAAATATCTGGTTTAATGTCAAAAATATTTAAAATGAATAGCACAAAATATAAAATAAAAAAGAACACATAAAATGGCGTTAACACCACCTTTTGATTTAGCAGTTAAACCGTTATTAAAAATAGCTGGAGATGTAAGTGGTAAACTAGGAAACTTGCAAAGTAAAATAACTGATCAGTTAAACCAATTACAAAATAAATTAGGTGACTTACCAACTGGTACAGGCTGCGATGATCCTAGAATTAATCAAATAAAACAACAGTTAGAACGAGTAAATAATTCTGTAACGGATATGAAGAACTTGTTTAAAACACTGCAAGGAATAGCTGACACGTTATTAATTATTGCCACTATAACAGCTGTTGCAATAACATTGTCATTAATAGTACCACTTGGATTACCGGAATCTGCAAGGAAAGCATTAGAGGTTGCTGCAGTTGTAATTGCTACTATATTAGGAATAATAACATTTTTTCGAGTTATAATCGGAATTGCTTCTAAATTTTTGCCAAGTATATCTGGTGCATTAGGCCCAATTATAAATCAGTTAGGAAGTATTTGTAACAATGAAACATTTGTTGTTGATACAGCAACAGCTAATTCGATATTAGATGATATATCACGAGAAACTGCAGGTTATGAAAATATGTCACAACAAGAATTTCAAGATGATTTAATACAATCTGACTTTGATGATTTAATACAATCGGAATTTTATCGAGACGTAAACGTTTCAGAAAGTGATCTGCAAGACAGAACACAAAAAATAG